TGGATGTTTAATTTTACCGTTTAATTTCGCTTCAGTTTCGCATACTGGTTTAGGTTTAATTGATGTCTCTAATGTTAAGTATCTAGAGTGACGGTTGTTGTTAAAATCATCACGCATTTCAGGGCAAATAAAGTATATCCAACCCTTATCAGTTTCTTCTCCTTCACTGTTAATTAAGACACAGTAATCATTCACCTCTGGTTGATAGTTTTCTGTCATAATCAAGGCGGTGGTTACTGTTAATTAGTAGACTTTTTAACTACCTTATATTCATTTGTTTCTTGATTATATGTCACCGTATGTGTTAACGGATTCACCGTATTTACTTCTTCCCAAGTATTACAATCTACCTGCTTATCGTCTATGCTACATGTTACATTATCAGGGTTAAATTCCTCATTCAAAACTGTATCTAACTGACTGATAATCTTACCCAGGGCAGTATCAATTTTATACCCTAAATCGTATATCATTTCAGGTATACTTAGATTGGCATATTCTTGGCGTTGTTTATCAACTTGTGCCTTGTAATCTTCAAAAGATTGTTGTGAATTTGTGGGGGAGGATTGCGATTTCATTTGTGATACTAAGTAGTCAACAGATTGGGCGTAGTTGTTATCAGTCATTTTGTGGAAAGTGCTTGAGTTTTGCTTCACATAGTGCGCTAATCATCACCCATACTTTCTCACCTGATAACATATATTCATCACACAGATATT